GATGCCCAAAGTTATCCGCAGATGTCCACCACCGACATAGGGAGCATCCTAGATTCTTTCTCACGGTTCACCACTTGGACGGCTAGCACCACCTATGCTGTCGGTGACCGTGTAGTGCCTACAACGCCCAATGGGCGGGTTTACGAGTGCCGGGTTGCTGGAACATCAGGCACGACACAACCTGATTACCCGGTCTATTCTCCCTACCAAGTCAGGGGCTATACCCTTGAAGATGGCACGGGAGACCCAACGCTGATGTGGGTAGACCAAGGCCCGATCAATACCGAGCGCTACGATGTCAGGACAGCAACCCGCCAAGCGTGGATGATAAAGGCTAGTCGTTGCGCAAGCGACATCGATGCTAAAGAAGGCACCTCCGATGTGAAGCTTAGCCAACTGAAAGCCCACTGCCTTTCAATGGCTGAACGATACCGTCCCCTGGTGTTCGCATGAGTCCGATCCTACGCGCAACTATAAGCGCTGGCATGGTACGTAACCTCTGCCAAGACCGTGTAGAGATACACCGCTTCACCTTGACCGAAGATGGCCGTGGTGGTGCTACTGAGACGTGGCGCAAGGTTGCCGAGTACAACGCCAGGCTAACCAACCAGAGCGACACAGAATCTATTGTAGGCGGTGGCATTCAGTCATCTGCACAGTGGACGCTGATAGTCGCAGTAGGGGCTGATGTTATGCCGCAGGATAGGGTTTACCGGGTAGGCGATGATGCCAAGTATTACGATGTGATCGGGACAGACTTTGGACAGACTGAATTACTTGTACAGCACGTAGGGCTGGTGGAGCGTACATCATGAGCGCATCAGAGTGGACAGCGATAGGTATCTTTGTTGCGGGCTTGGTTGTTAGCCTACTGGTCTACATCGTCCAGTTTCTCCACAAGATGGACAAGCGCAACGAGGTTGACAGCATCACAATCAAAGACCACGGGCAAAGGTTGGGCAAGGTTGAGACCGAGACCGGCGAACTAAAGACGCGGGTTACACACTTGGAGGCGAAGCAATGAACAGCATCAATCAAGCGGTTGGTGGTCGTTGTGATCGTGGCTTTCGTAGCTGCTTTTACCTCGGTCTTTGGCGATGGCATCAGGACAAGCGAAGCACACGACATTGCCGAGCTGGGCGCAGTGCTGGCACTCTACGGAAGCAAGGCGGTAGCGGCGGGTGTCTCCGCTGCGGTGTCTAGTGTGCTGGCGTTCCTCACGATGCCATTCAAGGGTACGGGAATCAATGCGCTGAAGGTGGGCAAATGAACTTCCAGAACTACAGGCTGGAGCCAAGTGCAACAACTCCCGGAGACTGGCTTGTCTTTGGTGACATCTACGACAATGATAACAATCTGATAGGCACGTTCGGCGAGAATGGCACGAGCGTTTTTGGTTGGTGGGTGTTGCAGGATGTAAGATTTCAACAAAACTACAGCAACCAGTTTGCAGTCGTTATGGCGCAGGAAATCGTTTCAGGATCAGCTGAATAATGGCAACTTACTATGTAGCCACATATGGGTCAAATTCCAACAATGGCACAAGTGCAAGCACTCCTTGGCTTACATTAGGATTTGCTTTGGGCGCAGCATCTGGAACTAATCCCGGCTTGGCTGCCGGTGACACGCTCTGGATTGCACCCGGTACTTATCGAGGGACAGTAACCTATGGTGCTGGTAATGGCACCGCTGGTAACACGATCAAGATTTACGGTGACCCAAGATTCACACAGGCTTGGACTTCTGGTTCTACTGGAGTTGTCAGAGTAACAAATTACTCATCGGATGGAACCGTTCCAACTGCAAGTAATACTCTGGCCATTATCGGTGATTACATTGATGTACAGGATTTATATCTAGATGGAAATCCATCAGGCAGTGTGCCAGTAAACTCTGCAACAGCTGCTGTTCTTTTCCTGCGTGGAAGTAATCTATCGGTAACCAGATGTGTTGTTCAATCAACGGTAACAAGTCGACAGGTCGGAATAAACTGGTACTGCGTCACAGGCGCAAAATCGTTGACAATCGACAGGTGTAGTGTATTTGCACCACTTTCCATTTGGTGTTTATCAGCATCACAAACTGCTACTTACGATATTGACTGCAATATAAAAGATAGTTTTATGTTGTCTGGTTTGTCAGATTTTGCGCTTATTGTTGAATCATTTTCAGCTAGTCAAATTACAGGAGCTAAAATATACAACAATACAATTGTTGCTCAAACAACAGGAATTGCATTAACTAATGTTGGACAGGTTGGCGGTACCACGACAGTGCTTAGGAATAATCTAATTTATGCAGTCAAAGGTACAGGTGTAACTGGTAGTAGCGTTACGATTACACAATCTAATAATTACATTTATGCATCTGTAAATTATTCAGGTATCTCACCAAGTACTAATAACGTATCCGCGCCTATGCTTGATATGTCTGGTGGAAGAATACAAGCGATTAACGGACTACCTTGGTTTGCGCCTATAGCAGGTGCTCCAATCATTGGGGCAGGAACTGCAACAGGCGCACCTACGGTCGACCTTTACGGTAATACGTGGACTGGCAATCCGACTGTCGGTGCAATCGAAAACAAAAACCTCGGCGGTGGTCTCTTGACGCATCCGGGCATGACAGGGGGCATTCGTGGCTAAGTTATTCGTACAGGCGCAAGCCACATCCAACCGCTCCGAGTATGTCTTTGTTCAGGATAGCGCAAGCACGACAGGTGGCGGTAAGACCGGCATCCTTTACAACGCTGCGAGCTTCACCGCTTATTATGTGCGACCACTTGGAAGCGCAACAGCAATCACACTGGCAACCCAGACGGTCACGGGTGCGTGGTCATCTGGTGGATGGGTTGAGGTAGACGCAACTAACCTACCGGGCATCTATCGGTTTGATATTCCTAACGCAGTATTTGCCACAGGTGTAGATCATGCTGTCGTGATGCTCAAGGGTGCATCTGGCATGGCTCCGGTGTCGCTTGAATACCAACTTGTAGGCTGTGACCCTGCTACATCTTGGCTGACATCAGCGCAGACAGCCGCAGCGGTATGGGATGAAGCAAGGGCAAGCCATGTAACAGCCGGTACATTCGGGCAGTACGTGAACGCGGAACTGGTGACGCCTACAAATGCCGCTCTGGTACGCATGGGGCCGTTTGAGGTCAAGGCTGATGGCCTTGGGGCATCTGATCCGCTTGACATCCAGAAGGGCGCACAGCACGGAATCGATATCCAGTGTGTAGACAACAACGGCGCAGGGATAGACATCACCTCTGCAACGGTAACGGCTAAAATCTACAACAGCGGTGCAACGCTGGTAGACACGTACGCTTGTACGGCAACCTATGCAGCTGATGGACGGGCAACATTCACGATTGACACGACGGTGACCAACGTCCCTGGAACCTACACGGCTACGATCACAAGGTCAACAACGGCAAACGATACGCAGGTCTTTGGCCCACTCCGCATCTATGTGAGGGATATATAATGAATCTACAAAACTACCGGCTAGAGCCTAACCCAAACGTCCCTGGTGATTGGATTGTCTTTGGGGATATCTACGACAATGACGGCAACCTGATAGGGACATACGGCCCAGATGGAACATCTGTCTTTAAGTGGTGGGTCACGCAGGATGCAAACTTTCAAAAGATATACAGCAATCAATTTGCTCTGGTAATGGCTCAGGAAATCGTCGCAGGAACAGCTGAATAATGGCAACGTATTATGTAAGGCCGGACGGTAATAACGCCAATGCAGGGACAGGTCAGTCTGCTGGACAGGCGTGGCAAACACTTACCAAGGCACTAGGCGCAACAGGCATCGCATCAGGTGACACTGTCTACATTGCTCCCGGTTCATACAACGAATCGGTGACCATCGGCATGACATCAGCCACTGCCACAACGTCTGTGATTGGTGATCCGACAGCGTCACAGTTTACAGGCATAACAGCAGGGCCTGTGCTTTGGACTGTTTACACTTCACTCGGTGCATCACCTACACTTACATCCATTATTGGCACTAGTAAGAATTATCTATCGTTTCAGAACATCATCTTTGATGGTGGCACTGTTGTTTTTACGACTAGCACTAATATAAGTTTTACAAACTGTCAGTTTACAAATACTAGTATTGGCACTAGCAGTATTATGGTGACATTGTCATCTCCAACTAGTACCGCTTTATCATCTACATTTTCAAAGTGTAGTTTTATTGGAGGTTACTATGCCGTACAGATAACTGGTCAAAATGTGGCCGATACTACTTCCGTTACTGATTGTCTGTTTTTAGCGCAAACCGGCGGCGGTTTCAAAAACAACAGCTGTCAAACAACATTTTTCAATAACACGTTTTTCTGTTGTGAGAATGCTGGTATCGATAATGGTGGCGGCAGTGCAACGTTTAAGTCGAACGCTTCAAACTGCCTTTTTTACAACAGCGGCTATGCGATATATTCAGACACAGCTAACGTTTTGACACAAACCTACAACCGGATGATTTCAAACACTGCTAATCTTAACAGTGTAGCTACAAGCGCAACAACAACGACAACATTTAGCCACGGGTTGATTCTTCCGTATCACTTGCAAAATGGACTTGGAACGTTCCAAATGTTCTCCTCCATATTCGGTGGCCCTAACACAGCGGCAGGTATCGCAACCGGCGCACCGGCATCCGATATGTATGGCGTGACGTGGACAGGTGCAACGCCAGACACCGGCTCGGCAACATATCGAAACTTGTCATCTGTCGGAATGTATGCACCAACAGAGCGGAACGCATCCACGATCAGAATTGCTCCCGGCAGTACATCACAAAGCATCGAGCTCTACTTAGGTGCTACAGGCCTTACAGCCTCTACCGCCGGTCTATCAGCTCGGTACAACCGTACACGTACAGCAAGCGTAAACATACCGCTGGTAGCCCGTACGATAGGACAGGCGTGGATTTCTGGTGGCTTTGCTGAAGTAGATTCAGTTTATATGCCGGGTGTTTACAGGCTTGACCTTCCTGATGCCGCACTAGCGGCAGGAGCAGATGACGTTACCGTTGTAGTCAGAGGAGCGAGCGGCACTAACGGTGCAGTCATGACCGTTACACTTTCAACTGGTGATAATACCGGGGCGGGTGATGTCAGCGGAAACATCTTGGAAATCACTGAAGACCCGCAAGAGGTTACAAACATTTCTGCTTGGACTGGAGACTGGCATACATACGTGATGCGCTTGGTGGATGACAATGGGACTCCATACGACACAACAAACGATACTCTGTCAGTGACTTATACCAATGTTGCTACAGGGTCTGCATACAGTTTTAATAGCGGTAGTGCAACGATAACCAAGCAGCTCAATGGGCAGGGGATAATCAGT